TGGGCAGAGCTACACACTGCACGACGTTGAGACGTATCTGAGGCCGCCTATTGCACAATAATTTGCAATTGCATATCTTTGCAACGCGGGGTAGAAAAGATGGTTAATTCGCCGGGCTCATAACCCAGAGGTCACAGGTTCGAGTCCTGTCCCCGCCACAAAATCACTGCTCGGTGTAGCCGAGAAACGGGATAATTAGGGTCAGCAAGCAATTGTTGGCCCTTTTTTATTTGCTCAAATCAGCACACCGCCTTAATAATGCTCACATTCGTCGGAGCGCAACCAACGGCAAGCCCAAATGACAACTGGAAATCAAAAGCGAAGTAATCAAATGGCAGCATGAGGTACTGGCTTTCGGCCTCGTTGTAACTGTACTTCGCGAACAGCTCCGGCGAACGCGGAACCTCCTGCAATGGCTCGGCCTTGATATTGATCAGCGGATAAACGTCGCTGTATTTTCCGGCAACATTACTCACTACCATAGACATTGCCAATGGCGCCACGTTCGAAGGAGCGAGGCGCTTTGTGTTTAACCAGGTAACCAGACGGATCTTTGCAGTGAACAGATACGCCCGGTCGGCAGACACGGCCCCACTTTGCACGTTCGACAGCACTTCGAAATACGCGATACCTGCACGCTCTTCGTGCGGAGCAAGACTGAGGTACGCTTTCTTGCTGTCAGGGTCTGGTTTTGCCGGAATTGTTTTCAGCGTCTTTCCGTCCATGTATTTCTGAACGCGGGCAACACCGCCAACAAGATCAAGGAAAGGAAGTGTGCGGAGCCTTGCCGCCAATTGTTCTACTGCGAGATCAATCATTTTTTATTTTGGTGCGTTGCGCTTGTTGACTTCGCGCAGCAGTGTGAAAAATTCGAATACATCCAGCCTGTCAACTTCGTCATAGCTAAGACCCGCCCCGGCGACCGCGTATTTTGTTGCAACCCAACTATCCTCAATTGCGATTATCCGGTCGAATATTGTGGTCGGAGCCTCCTCCTTTACTGGTCGCTTGTCCCTGGGTTTATTTGCTCCGAAAAATTCTGGAAACCTGTAGTTAAGCCTGACGTATAGCGACGTAGAAAAAGTTTCGCAGCACCCAAAAAAAAATCCGCGTCAACGCCGTCCCAATCGCTGATCTTCTCCACCATGTCGGCCTCCACCCACTTGCCCTGATCCTCGTCAGGCTCGCACATGAACAGTGCACAGATAAAAAATATCGGGTGCGGCTGCCCGTTGGCGATCCTGGAGGCGCCATGAATTACATTGTACAACTTCACTCCAGCGTCTGCAACCTTCGATTTATTGAGCAGGTCGTAAGCTGATTTAGTCTCGTCTAAAAATCCTGACAGGCTGACCCCATGCTGAAACTCCGCCTGCAATTTCTCCAGCACTCCGAGCCGTTTTGCGGTAACTGAGGGGTGAATTATGTACGTGCGACCTGATTGCGTTGTAAAAGAGTTTGCATTTTGTTCGGGTTTTATAGCCGATGTTTGCATAATGTGTAATTTTCTGGCTTAAAAATTGTAGATTATGCAAAGTTAGTCGTTATTTTGTACCGAAAGCATGGGTAAAGAGATTTTTAGCCTATCGAGCCCGCAGGAGTTCATTTTAACCTCGACCAAGGAGGTTAATTTATTTCTGGCAGGGGTTGGAAGCGGCAAAACTCACCTGGGCGGGATAATCTCAAATTATTTCATCCAGAATTTTCCGGGCGCGTTCGGGTTTATTGGGGCAAATACCTACAACCAGCTCAACACATCAACCATGCTGCGGATTCGCGAAGTATGGAAGCATGTTTTCGGGTGGAACGAGGGGGTTGATTATGTGGTGAATAAAACCCCGCCGAAAGGATTTGATGTGAGTCGGCACAACTTCGACAGTTACCGTGGCATTTGCAGTTTCAAGACAGGCGCCATTGTGTTTTTAGGGTCGCTCGACAACGCAAAAGCCCACGACGGCAAAGAGTTTGCCTGGGCGATACTCGACGAGACAAAGGACACCAGGGAGGGTGACGTGAAAGAGGTGATACTTACCCGATTACGCCAAAGGGCGATGGGCTTTGAAAAAGATTGGAGGCTGACAGCAACAGGGGAAACGGCGTTCAACCCGCTTTATATCCTGACCTCTCCGGCCAAAGTCCAGTGGATAAACGAGTGGTTTGAGTTGGATGAGTTCAGGGGCGAGATTGCAAGCCTGATCTATTCCGACAAAACCTTTTTTGCAAAAGAGCGAAAAGGAAAATGTGTGGCAATTAGCAGCACGTACCACAACCTAAAAAACCTGCCTGCTGGATTTATTGACAAGGTGAAGGAGAACAACACCGACGAGCGAGCAAATGCGCTGATCTACGCCGACCCTTTCAGCAGAACAGGGGGTGAATTTTACAGCAGCTTCAGTGCATCGCGGCATGTTGGGCGAGTGGCGTTTAAGCCAGGGCTTCCGGTGCATGTAACCTTTGACCAGAACGTGGTGCCATACATAACCGCCTTATGCTGGCAGGTTGATACAAGCGGCGAACTGAACGAGCTGAGGTGTTTTGATGAGTTCTGTCTTGAGAACCCGAACAACACAACCGAAAGGCTTTGCCGGGCGATTGTGGCAAAGTATGGCGATTCAATAACCGGGCTTTTTTACTACGGTGATGCCAGTGGCCACAAACGAGATACGCGGGGCAATGGAACGGATTATGACCAGGTACAAAAGGAGCTGAGGCGATACCTGAACAACAACAGTGACAGAACAGACCGGAGCAACCCGCCAGTATTGCAGCGCAGGGATTTTATCAACAACATGCTGGAGGGGAAAACGAGATGGCGGATAATGATAGATCAGGCATGTAAACACTTTGTTGCGGATTTGACGTATTTGAGACAGGATGCAAACGGGGTGAAATTTAAAGAGAAAGCCAAGGATGAAACGAGCGGTCAGGTTTTCGAAAAGTACGGGCACACATCCGATGCGGGGGATTACTTTTTTTGCAAAATAGCGGCAAACGACTTTGAGAGATTCTGTAGTCAAAAATAAACACGCTTCAACTTTTTTATTTTGACAACTCGCGACCAGGCAATGGTTAACCTCATTGCCATCATTACGAAAGGCAAACGGCATGTGTGGTACGACCGCACAACGAAGCTCGCGAAGCTATACCGCAAGCTATACACCGGCGACGGCCTTGATACGCTTTTAAAGCAGTTTGTTGCCCGCGAGACAGAACTGGAGTTTAAGCAGCGCGTCGAACTCACCAACCATATCACGACCACCATCACGTCCAACATCATGGACGTTTTCAACAAGGTGCCACGCGCAAACTATCAGCGCATACTTACCATTTCAGGCGACGAAAGCGAGGCTAAGGTGACAGCGCTGGAGGAAATCATAAAAGGCTTTTGGGGGACCGAAAGCCTTGACGCTTATGTATCTACCCGATGGCTGAACAAAAACGCGACCGACCCTAACGCATTTGTCGTGGTCGAGTTTGACGCTTTCGACCACAATACCGAACGTGCAAAGCCTTATCCGTTTGAGGTGAGCAGCGCCGAGGCTATTGATTACGAATATAAAAACAACACCCTGCAATACTTGGTGGTTGGCACGAAGTTTCCGCTTCCAACCAAGAAAAATAAAGACGGGGTCGGTGAAAAATTCACGGTCTACCTGGCCGATGAGACTTTCAAGGTTGAGGAAATAGACCCGCAAACTATACCACTTCGCCCGACCATTGATAACGCCACTTGGGTAGAGTATGACGGCGGCTTTATTATGCGCCACGACGAAAAATGGTTTATCGCGACCTTCGGAACGCCGCACAACGCCGGTGTAGTTCCTGCAAAACAATTCGGGTACACCCGCGACGCCTGGAGCGACGGCATGACATTCGTTTCGCCATACCACGCAGCCGTGCCGCTGTTGATGAAGTCAATCAAGGCAAACAGTGAGCTCGACATTACCATGGCGCAGCAGGTGTTTCCACACCGGGCGCAATACATGCCTGCTTGCCCTGCGCCTGATTGTCTGGGTGGACACATGCCAAACGGCGACGTTTGCGGAATGTGCCACGGCTCCGGCCATGCTTCAATCACATCGGCACAGAACATTATCTACATCAAACTGCCAAAGCCTGGCGAGGACCTTTGGGACCTGGAAAAACTGTTGGTTTTCAAAGGCCCGCCCGTTGAACTGGTTAAGTTCCAGTCCGAATACGTGGACGCGCTCACGGAAAAGTGCAAATCGGTAGTATTCAACAGCGAAACATTCACCCAGGAACAAGTGCAGGCAACAGCGACGGGCAAGATGCTCGACCGCGACAACCTGCAAGACACGCTTTATGCCTGCGCCCTGAACTTCGCAAGCATTTGGGAATTCCTGGTATTCCGCGTAGCAAACTTTGCAGACCTTGACAAAGGCGCCCTGAAAGACGGCAGCCGGGGAATAGTTCTGGAGGCGAAACTTCTTTTCTCCAAGGACTTCAAGCTCAAAGGATTGGGCGAATTAATGGCCGAACTCGAATCAGCCAAGCGCAGCGAAGCGGGTCCGGCAGTTGTTCAACACATCCAGGACAATGTAGCGCGTCTGATCTACACAGACGACCCTATGCAGTATATCCGATGGTCTACCAAAGAGAAATTTAACCCGTTCAGCGGATACACTGCCGACATGGTTACGCTGGCGCTCACAGATCCATTGGTGCCGCAGCGATATAAATCACTGTACCTGATGCAAGGGGTAATTTTCAACGAAATCGAGGCTAAAAACAAAGGCTTTTACGAGATGCCGGCCGAAAAGCAGCAGGCTATTGTAAACGAGGCTGTTGCCGCATACATCGACGAAAGCGGCGCAAATGACGCACCTGCACTCACAATTCCAATCAAAACCGCACCGGCTGCCGCAGCATGACAAACAACGAGCTCATAAAATTCATCCAAAATTGGGCGCTTGGCTTTGATGCCAGGCTTTCAGAATTGGTTGAAGCTCTGGACATGCGCGTTCAGGGTATGCAGCGCGAATTAGTGCGCCGCTTCCTGGAGTTCGTGGTAGATGCTTTTGAGTTCAAGGACGGAAAGCTGACGCGAACCGCAAGAAACATCCGCACGACCCGCAAACTGGAGCGCATGTTCGACGGCTTCGTGAATAGTGTGGTGCGCCCCGAATTGAATCTTTTTGCCGGTGAATTGATGGAGGTTGCAGGCATAACAGCAGGCTACTACCAAGCAACGCAGCCAAGCGCAACAGAGGAGCGGGTGCGGCAGACACTAAACTTAATCCGGGCCCTGATCGGCATTGACGAGGATGGCAACCTGTTCGACGACGGGTATATCAATAAACTGTCAGCCATTGGCGCCATACGCGAAGCGGTGCGCAATTACGTGGTGAGCGCCATTGTATCGAAGCGCAGCCTCTCAGATTTTCAAAAGGGGTTCAAGTTGTTGATCCAGGGCAAACCAGGCGTTGACGGCGAATTGCAAAAGTATTGGCGCCAGTACACATACGACACGTATAACCGGGTACACGAGGTTGCTAACGAGGCTTTTGCTGAATCGCTGAACCTAAAATACTTCATTTACCAAGGCTCGATCATACCAACGACACGCCAATTCTGCCGGAAGAAGGCCGGAAAGGTTTTCTCCGATAAAGAGGCTGCCGAATGGCGCAATGACCCCGACCTGATCGACCAGAAAACGAAGCTGAATTACAACCCGATTATCGACCGGGGGCGATATAATTGCCGTCACTTCCTTACTTGGATTTCCTATGAATTGGCCGTTGAACTACGGCCGGAACTTAAAAAGCAAGCCGCATGACCGTTCAGACAGTTAACGAGGTTGACCTTCCGGCGGAAGTAAACCTAACAATCTGCGCAGGCGATACCATGGTAAAGTCGCGCACGATCAAGGAGGCGGACGTTGCGGTGGATATATCTGGCGACGCAATTACAGTCACGATTTCAAACAATCGCGGCACGGCGTTGCATACGCTTACAATTGGGTCTGGTGTTGCGTTTGGCAGTACGGGAGTGTACACATACACGCTTACGGCGGCGCAAACAGCAAACCTTCCAACAAACTGTGATCTTAACTTAAAAGTGAAGTGGGTTAAGGCGAGCGGGGTGGTTAAGCACCTGGAAAAAGGCACTATTAAAGTGACAACGCCATGAGCGAATTGACGCTGGATTTTATACAACCCGATGTAGTGCTGGAGTTTCCGGTGCAGCAACAGGTTGTGTTGTCTTTTCCGGCGTCGACTCCAGGCCCGCCCGGAACCGTGACAATAGAGGCGATTACTGCCGCGCTCGACCTGTTCGACGAATACGACAGCGACGAAAGCGCGGCGGCCGACGGGGTTGCTTACAAGGGGTGGTATGTAGCATCGGATAGTCACAGCTCGGTAAAGGCTGGAACGCTTACACAAAACAGAATACCATGAGGATCGCCATAGCCATATTGCTTACCGTGAATCTGTGCACTGTATCTGCACAGGTAAACAATATCTATGCCTCCGGTGGTATATCGCAAACCGTCGGTGCTCCAACCTTTCGCCCAGGCGCCAAAGGCAACATTGTGGCCATTGACACCGTGACCGGCGCTTGGTACGTATCGCGCGACCGCAATTCGGTGAATTGGCTGAACATGGGCAAGAGAATAGAGAAAATAACCGGATGTGGTGCGCCCGCTTACACCCCAAACAAGTACAACAGCACGCTTGTAATAAACTCATGCGCCTCTCCAGATTTCCCGAAGATTTACGAGCATGTGAGCGGAACGACATGGAATTGCCTGAACTGCGCAGGCGGTGCGGTAGAAACAGACGGCACGCT